TCCACCAGTTACATTTACCATAATTGGTGTACCTGCCATTACTGATTCGGCAGTTGTTAGACCAAATCCTTCGTTACCAGCAATGTTGATTGTACAATCTACCAAGTTATAAACATAGTTTAATTCTTTTTGTGAAATTCTATCTGTTGAAAATTTTATATCACAATCAGGTGCAATCTTTTCTGCAACTGCGAATAAATCTGTACCGTTTTGGTCTTTAGGTTGTGTGTGCATTACCAAACATACTTTATCTTTATCTTCTTCTGGTAACCCATCAACAAACTTTTTGAATGCCCAAATTACATCTGATGGTTGTTTTCTTTTGATGTTTCTATTCATCCAAAATAGAACAAATTTATAATCTTTATCACCAAGTAATCTTTGTTTAAACTCTTGAGGTACTTCAGTTGGTTTGTATGTGTCTGAATTGATTCCATGAGGAACATACGATACTTGCCAATCTTCAAGAGGTTTGATTGTTTCTGAATCAATCTTACCAACTCTACTTACAATACCATAAGTTTGTCTTGAGATACAACCTAACCAATCACATGATTCATAATAATCTCTGTTGTAATCAGGGTCTGGTAGGTCATCCCAAATATGGTAGAATAAGATTGGAATGTTTTGTCTTAGTTCTGCCTCCATTTCATATAACCATCTCCAATATCTTGGGTCTGTAAAGTGTAGGATTGCATCGGGTTGATGTCTCATGATTAATTCACGAAGAATATTTGCATCTCCATAACCACTCCACGGAATGATTTTAAGTGAAGCATCTTCTACTCCACTAAGTTTACGAGCATCCTCACCCATATCAATTTCTTTACCTTTATCTGGATGATTTACTGCTGCTCCTAATTGAATCCAATGGTATTTATCAAATGTACCAAAAACTAATTCTTTTGATACAGTTGCGATACCAGAGGACATTCTTAAATCATCTGATAATAGTAGGATTTTTTTCTTATCTGCCATTAACTTTTATTTAAATTGTTCTAAATCTTCTGTAAGTGTTTAACTTAATTCGTGTAGAGTTACCTAAAAAGTGTTTCGATTTAACTCTATCATTAAACTCATTGCGAGTTTGATTAAGTTGTGAATTACCATTATTTTGTTTATTCATAATTAAAATGCTGAACCGCTTGATTGTAAGTGTTCGTAATTATTAATTTCATCTCTGAAATCTTCATCTTCAATATATTTGTTTACTGAACGATTTACTAACTTTTGAAGTGTGATGTTAGAATCAAATGAAATTCTTTTGAATTTAGAGTAAATATCTTTTATGATTTTTACTGTTGTAAGTTTTGTATCTGCCATAACTATCCTTTTAACATTTTATATAAATATATATAAATTTAAAAAAACGATTAATTCCAAGCAGAACACAATCCTCTTTCTTTGAATTCACACCACTTACAATGGTTACCCTTGTTATGTGGAAATTCAGTTTGGATAATCTCACCACCCTCACCAAATACAGAATCTACAAAATCAGTAAAACCTTTCCATGCTTTGTTTATAGAAGGAGTACCATTGGCAGGTACAAACTTTGAGATTCGTGGTATGGGAAATTCGTAATCTTCGTTTATCTTTCTTTTTAGTATTTGATATTCTACTTTGATTTTATCCAATGGAATATCATACTTTTGTGAATAGAACTTTTTGTAAAGTAACATCTGAGATGTTTTTACTTTATCGTTCTTTTGATATTTTGACCAACCTCTTGTTGAAGTTTTTAAATCAATGATAACATATTCTTGAGTTGTTTTATCTTTAAGAAGTACATCAATGAAACCAATGAAGTTTACACCTGGTTTTACTTCAGCATTCAAAACTTGTTCGATTGCTACAAGTTCGAATCCACTCTTAGAATAAAGTTTATCTAATTTCTTTGTAAAGTAAGAAAGTATTAATTTACCATCTTGAAAGAACTCTTCGATTTCTTCTTGGGTACAAGGATATCTACCCTCCATCTTTTCTTTTTCTTTAGTGAAGTGTTCTACAAGTTGTTTGTATAAAAGATTTTCGAGATTTATTTGTAGTGCCTGTTTCTTAGATACATTATACATCACATCCAAAAAGTGTTGGATTGTTTCGTGCATTGCACTACCAAAAATTGTGTGGATATTTGCCGAGGATTCTCCCAACTTATCAATATAGTTCAACTTATATTGTTGTTGACAAGTTGAATACATTCCATATTGAGAGTAACTTACTTTAGCCATAATACTTTAATTTACTATGTAAATATACGAAAAAATTATGAGAAATCCAAATTTTTTTCAATATTTATTTCATTAAAAAAATCTTCAAGATAACTTAACTCTTGAGGAGTTTTTGTTTTATTATATTGATTACCAAATTGTAATCTGTTTTTAAAATCAATTAACACATGAGTAATTTTTGTTTTATCTTCAAGTTTATTATTTCTAAGATAGTTTATATATCTTTCTATATGTGTTTTTAATCTATCTCCTTCTATTTCTTTCAATCCTTTTTCAAAAAAATCAGCTACTTTATAACAATTTGAAAAAGAAGTTACAGCAACTCTTTCCGAACCAACTGCATAATTAAATAAAATTTCATCATCAGATTCAATAAAACCTAAATCATACATTTGATTTCTAAAATTATAAAAATCATAACAATTAAATATTGATGAAGTATATTGAAAAACATTTCGAATATTATTATATTTCTTTTTGTTTTCTTCTAATCTTTTTAAATTATCACAAAATTTTTGGTGTGAAAATCCTGTTCTAACAAACTCACCCAATTCACCAAGTCCATCAACAGAAATAATAAAATTTGTAAACCTAAATTCTGATAAGAATTTAAATATATCTTCCTTTACAAAGTTTAATAAAGCAAAATTTGTGTTAATATGTAATTCTATTTTAGATTTATCTTCTATTGAATCTAAAAAACTATACATTTCTTTCATATAAAGTGGTTCACCACCTGCAAAATAAATGTGTTCTAAATTTTTTAGATTTTTATTTTCAATATCAAAGTTTGTTCTTTCATTAAATGAATATGGGTCATATGGTTTTTCTACATTAGGATATTCTTTAAAAAAACTATCATCTTCTTCGGCCCATTTTGTTGATGATTCTGAACTACAACTCCTACAAGAAAAATTACAATTAGTAGATGGTCTTAAATCTAATTTTAGAAAATTTGGAGAAATAGTACCATCATTAGATGTACTTTTTATATATTCATCAATGTAATCACTATAATGTTCATTCCATTGTTGACGATAACTATAACTTCCTTCTTTTTCCATATTATAACAAATATCACAATATGAAGGTTTCTCTCCATTCAACATTTGAGTACGAACTTCTTTATAAGTTTCTGAGTTGAATAACTCAACCACATTATCAGAAGCTTCTTCAATATCCAAATACTTCTGAGAATAACAACAGACCTTTAATTTTTTATTTGGATAAGCATTGAGGTGAGAAAATGGTAATATGCAAAAAGTATCATTTTTCATTATACTTTTAGTTTCAGTTTAGTAATCTGTTTCTTCTCGATTCCATATCTTTCACAAATATACTTTATATTTTCCCTACCTTCTCGTGTTGAATAAAGTATCTCGCAATAATCTTCAGCTTCTTTCGAAGAACACATAAAATCTTGTTTAATAATATCAATCAAAAAGGATTCATATTTATTATCTTTTTTACCTTTGGTGTACTTTAAAAAGTATCTACCCTTTGGAATAATTCCAATTAATGCAAGATAAAGTTGTTTGGGTTCTAATGTTTGGGTATAAGGTTGTATTTCTGAAAGAACTTCTATCCAATCAGGATTCATAGATAAGAAACGATGAATCATAAAATTGCTCCATGTTTTCTTATCACCTTCCTCAAGCTTATCCCAATACTTAGGGTCTTGAAATTGTGTTACTGCCTTTATGTGGTCAAAGAGTGTTTTACTTGCCATTATTTTTTAGTTCATTCGGTAAAAGTTCCTCACATATTTCTCCACAATCACCACAAAGGTATAACTCTACTGGTATGATTGCATCGTTTGGAGTACTTGTTATCATTTTAGAAATCTTTAGAAACTTTGTACCTGGTATAAATACAGTTCCACCACATTCTTGACATGATATTTCTTTTGCCTGAGATAAATCTAATTTTGGTTTTTGTATTGGTGGATTATTATCACCACCCATTCCTACTATTTTTGCCATCTTTTATTATTTTCTTCTTCGTTTAATTTACCTTGTTTTTTTATTGTTTCCCACTCTTCATCTGAAATTTTTCTTCCATCAATATCAGCTGATAATCAAGCAACCTGTTTTAAATCATGTGAGTTCATAGGTCTTGTTTTTGATTTTAAATATTCAGCTTTTGTATCTAACCACTCGAATAATTCTTCTTCTGTTAGTTTATCAAGTACTTCACTTGATGGGTCTGGTTTCGTTGGGTCGTATTTCATATCTTATATTTTATTTGGTACAAATATACGAAATTTTTTTGAATTATCCAAGTAAAATACTTAAAACTTCTTGAACAATTTCAGTTTTATTACCATACTTACTAAAAATCTCCTTACCATTTTTAAATGCAATCACCATTGGAATGTTTGTTAAATCAGTAAGTTCTCTACTTTTTGGTGAATTATCTGGATTTATAAATATAAATGGTATTTCTCTATTTAATTCAGAAACTCGTTCAAATTCTGGTTTAAGAATATCACAATTCCCACACCAATCAGTACCAAACATTACCATTAGTTTAGGTTGTGTTCTTAATAACACATCAAGTGAATCTGTTTCTAATTTTATCATAGAATTCCTACAATCTGAATTATACAACTCATAAATGTAATTTCTTTATCTACTACCAACGCATCTTTGTGTTGAGATTCTGAAAGTATAAGGATGATATTTGATGTATTGTTACCACCATAATCATCAACCTTTTCATATAAGAATGTATATAGTTCTGTAAAATCAGAGATTCTTGCATCAGCAACCGCCTGTCTAATATTTTTCCATTTGTTTGGTTTTGCATCCGAACCCTTTAAAATCTCAACCACCTTTGATTTGATATCTGAATCAATTACAGAGGTTGTATCGAGTTTTAATTTTCCTTTGGAGGAATTCAATTGACAAGTATTAATAATC